CCCCGGCCCCGCGCGAGGACGTCCGCGAGGCCACCCTGACGTGGATCCGGCAGCAGATCGGAGACCGGCAGGGAGTGCACCTCCGCACCCTCCTCCGGCACGCCCAGGCGCACGGCATGTTCGAGGGCATGGAGGTGGCCGAGTTCCGGGGTCATCTGCAGCGCTGGGGTATCCCCGTCCACCGGGGCGTGAAGGTGGCCGGCGTGCCGACCTGGGGGGTGCGCCGCAAGGACCTCGACGACGCCCCTTCCCCGGCCGCCGCCGAGGAGGCGTCTACCGAGGCGTCTACCGCGGCCTGACCTGCACGTCTACCGGCCCATCTACCGCCATCTCCCTGGGATCTCCCGGGCCATCTACCCCGGCACGCCGAGGAAGGGATGATGGCGGCATGACGAAGCCACGCCTCACCGAAGAGGAACACGCCGAGATCGGCCGACAGTTGGCCCGCATGCAGAGCGAACTCGCGCACCTGCACTCGAAGCTCGGCAACGCCTACCCGCTGCAGGGCACGGAGGGCCTGCCGCTGAGGAAGCTGGACAAGACCGAGAGCACGCTGCGAGACCTCCGATACGCGCTGGAAAACGCACTCTTCCGGGACCACCCGCAGGCCGACACCGCGGTCTACTTCCCGAAGGACTGAGGCGTGGCGGTTCCCTGCCTGCCACACTGGTGTCTGCGCGCCGGGTAACGCCCGGCATCCTGGGCCCCGCCGTTGCCCCGTGACGGCGGGGCCTTCGCATGTCCGGCGCCTCCCCGAACCTCAACCACGCTTGACGTTCCAGCCGATCATGCCCCACCATGGGCCGCAGATCTGGCATGCCCGGAACTCCGCAGACGGGGACGCCGCCGATGGCGATCGGTATCGCCCAAGGCTGGCCAGCACCGGTTCAACTCCGGAACGGCGGCTGTCCTTGACCCACATCCCGGGAACCGCGAGCACCAGACCCGGCATCATGACCCCCCGAGACTCTCATCACGTCCCAGGGGGGACCATGAATACCCGCACCGCCGCCCTCGCGCTCCTCGCCGCCGGCACCCTCGCACTCACCGCCTGCTCGTCCAGCACCGACGACAGCGACGCCAAGCCGACCCCGACCGCCACCCCGAGCGCCAACTACAGCTCCGCCGAAGCGGCCGCCGGCATCCCGCAGGAGCCCACCGGCGCCAAGCGCGCCGCGCTCCTCGCCGCACTCAAGGCCGTCGACTCGTCCCTCGTCGCCGACGAAGACGACGCGATCGACAACGCCCGCAACCAGTGCTCGACCATCAGCGGCGGCGGCAACGCCAACCTCACCGCGAAGGGCCGCTTCTCGACGCCCGAGCACAAGGTGACCGACGCGGAAGCGCAGGCGATCAACGCGGCCGTGAAGGCGACGCTCTGCTGACCCGCACCCACTGACTGGCCCGGCCGTGTCCCGTTCCCACGGCCGGGCCTTCGCACGCCCGGGAGGTGACCCGCCATGGCCGTACGCCGGGGCATGCGCCCCGTCACCGACGAGGACTACCAGCGCGTCCGCGAACTCCACGCCCAGGGCATGGGCCGCAACGCCATCGCCCGCGAGATGGACCGCGCCCAGCGCACCGTCTCCGTCATCGCCGCCGAGCTCGGCCTCGTCTTCGACGTCACGATGACCGAGGAAGCCACCCGGCACCGCGTGGCGCAGCTCGCCGACCGCCGCGCGATGCTCGCCGAAGCCCTCCAGGACGACGCCGAGCGGCTCACCGAGCAGCTCTGGCAGCCATCGAAGGTCTTCCGGATCGGCGGAGCGGCGAACAAGTACGTCGAGAAGAACGTCGACGAGCCGCCGGCCGACGCGAAGAAGGACCTCATGGCCGCGGCGGGCATCGCCATCGAGAAGAGCTTGAAGCTGGTCCCGCCAGAGCGCGAGGACAGCGAAGGCCTGGCCGCTGTCGACGCGTGGCTGAGGGGGATGATCGGCGGCGAGTGAGGGGGCAGCGATGTTCACTCCCCTCGCAGGTAAGGCCCTGCGCGCCACCCAGCTCGCGGCGGCGCGCGGCAATTTGTGGGAGGGCGCGGTCCGGTCGGGCAAGACGATCAGCTCGATCATGGTGTGGCTGCGGTACATCCGCACCGGCCCGCCGGGCGCGCTGCTGATGGTCGGCAAGACCGAGCGGACCCTGAAGCGGAACATCATCGACGTCATCGTGCAGATGGTCGGCAAGAAGCGGTGCGACTACCGCGCGGGCGCGGGAGAGGTCATCATCTTCGGCCGCACGATCTACGTGGCCGGCGCGAACGACGAGCGGTCCGCCGACAAGATCAAGGGCCTGACGCTCGCCGGGGCGTACCTCGACGAGGTGACCACGTACCCCGAGACGTTCTTCCAGATGCTGGAGACCCGGCTCAGCGTCGAGGGTGCGCGCTGGTTCGGCACGACCAACCCCGAGGGCCCCAACCACTGGCTGAAGAAGCAGATCCTCGACCGGGCCCGGCTGCACCTGCGGCGCGACGGCACCCTCGCCGAGAGCCAGGACCCGGGCGCCCTGGACGTGGCCCGCTTCAGCTTCGTCCTCGACGACAACCCAAGCTTGCCGGCCGCCTACGTCGACAGCCTGAAACGGTCCCATCAGGGCCTGTTCTTCCGGCGGTACATCCTCGGCGAGTGGTGCCTCGCGGAGGGCGTCATCTACGACGCGTTCGACGAGTCGAAGCACGTCGTGGACCTGGTGCCGGAGATCTCCCGGTGGATGTGCGTCGGCCTGGACTACGGCACGGTCAACCCGTTCGCGGCGCTGCTCATCGGAATCGGCGCGGACTCGCGGCTGTACGTGGCGTCGGAGTACCGGCACGACTCGCGGGTGGCGCGGCGTCAGCTGACGGATGCGCAGTACAGCGTGGGGGTGCGGCGCTGGCTGGCGTCGTACGAGCACCGGGGGCAGAAGGGTGTCCAGCCGAGCTGGATCTTCGTGGACCCGAGCGCGGCCTCGTTCATGACGCAGCTGTGGTCGGACGGCGTGCCGGGTGTGGCGCGGGCGGACAACGACGTGAAGGACGGCATCAGGAGCGTCAGCACGGCGTTTGGGGAAAACCTGCTGTCGATCCACCGCTCCTGCGCGGGCCTCCTGGAGGAGCTGCCCGCGTACGTGTGGGACGCGAAGGCGTCGGAGAAGGGCGTCGACCAGCCGTTGAAGGTGGACGACCACAGCGTGGACGGCCTGCGGTACGGGCTGCACAGCTCGGTGAACGAGTGGCGGCACCTGCTGCCGAAGACAAGCCTGGAGGTGGCTGCCTGATGCCCGCAGACGTTTCGATCCCCGTGTACCTGTCTATCGGCGGCGGCTCCTCGGTGGAGATCGGCGCGATCGAACTCTCCGCCGATGCCAACGGGACGATCACGATGACCAGCTTCGACATCGCGGCCGCGCTGCGTGATGCGGCGGACTCCGTGGAGAAGGCCGCGCGTGAGGTGGAGCAGCAGTCGACCGACGGTGAGGAGGTGGACGGTGCCACTCCCTGACAAGAACAGCGTGTGGCCGCCGATCCACCCCGCGATCCGCTCCGACCTCGAAGACTGGGCCGCCTGGCTCTCCGCCAACCCCGACCGGCTCGCCTACCGCTACCGCAACCGCGGCACCCGCTCCTACAGCATGGGCACCCCCACCCAGGTCCAGAACCGGCCGTCCCAGTACCGCGGCGGCCTCGTCGGCACCATCGCCCGCTGGTTCTGGGGCGAGCCCACCCCCCTCGGCGAGAAGCGCGCCAACCTCCACATGCCTCTCGCCCGCGACATCGCCCGCACCAGCAGCGACCTGCTGTACTCCGAGCCTCCCGCCCTGAAGGTCGAGGACACGACCACCCAGGAGCACCTCGAAGAGCTGATGGACATGGGCCTGAAGCGGACCCTGATCGCCGCCGGCGAGTCGGGGGCCGCGCTCGGCGGGGCGTACCTGCGGATCGTGTGGGACGACGCGATCAGCGACCGGCCGTGGATCGGTGTCGTCCACGCCGACGGCGCCGCACCCGAGTTCGCGCACGGCGAGAAGCTGCGCGCCGTCACCTTCTGGACCGTGATCCTCGTCGACGGGCAGCGCGTCGTACGGCACCTGGAGCGGCACGAGCCCGGCTACGTGCTGCACGGCGTGTACGACGGCACCGAGGACAACCTCGGCAAGCCCCGCGCCCTCACCGACTTCCCCGAGACGAAGGACTTCGAGCCCGTCCGTCAGCTCCCGGCCGGTATGGAGAAGAAGCTCCTCGTCTCCTACATCCCGAACACGATGTTCGCCCCCGACTGGCGTGACATCCCCGGCGCGGCCGGGCTCGGCACCAGCGACTACCAGGGCGCCGAGACGTTCCTCAGCGCGGTCGACGAGACCTACACGTCGTGGATGCGGGACGTACGGCTGGCCAAGAGCCGGATCATCGTCCCGGCCGGCTACCTCACCAGCAGCGGGCCCGGCATGGGCGCAATGTTCGAGGACCGGGACATTTTCGTCCCGATGAACGTCCCACCGACCAGCGACCAGCCCATCACCTTGAACCAGTTCGCGATCCGGCACGAGGAGCACCGGGCCACGATCGAGGAGCTGGTGGGCAAGGTCGTCCGCAACGCCGGCTACTCCAGCGGCACATTCGGTGACGACACGGGCGGCACCGCAACGACCGCCACGGAGATCAAGGCCCGCAACGCGCGCAGCATGAGCACCCGCTTGCGGAAGGCGGAGCTGGCCGCGGTCGGCATCGCGGACATCACCGAGGCCTACCTGCTGCTGCTCGTCTCGGGCATGTTCCCCGGCTACACCGACATCACCCCGGAGCGGCCCGACGTGGAGTTCCAGGACTCGGTGCAGGACGACATCAAGACCCTCGCCGAGACCGCCAACCTCCTCGCGCAGGCCGAGGCCGCGTCGACCGAGGTGAAGGTCGCCATGGTCCACCCCGACTGGGACGAGCAGGACCAGCAGGCCGAGGTGCAGCGGATCCTGCGCGAGTCCGGGCGGGTCGTCGAGGACCCGCTGAGCCTGGGCGCCGACCGGCCGCTCTTCGGCGGGCAGGACGGCGACGGCGGGGAGCCGGCCGACGGCACGACGCAGGACGGCAGCGGCGAGTAACGGGGGTGCCTCATGCCGGTCAGCCCCGACATGGCCGAGGACCTCGCCTCCGCGATCGCCGCCCTGTACGAGCAGGCCGAACTGGCGCTGATCGAACGCGTCGCGAAGGCCCTCGCGGAGGGCCTCGACAGCCCGCTGTGGGTCCAGCTGAAGCTGCACCAGGTTGGGCAGCTGCGCACGGCGATCGAGGACATCATCTCCGCGCTGCAGACCAACGCCACGCCGGCGATCCACCAGGCCGTCGCCGAGGCCTACCAGCGCGGCGCGCAGGCCGCCGTGGTGGAGCTGGGCGCGCTCGCGCCGACGGTCGCCTCCGTGCCCGCGGGCACGCACGCGGTGGACCTGCTCGCCGCGGCGCTCGTCCAGGAGACCGGCGCGGTGCATCAGCGGATCCTCCGCCAGAGCATGGACGTCTACCGCACGGTGGTCGCCGAGGCTGTCTCGGCTCCGCAGCTCGGCGCATCGACCCGCCGGCAGGCCGCCGAGCGGGCGCTGACGAAGTTCGCCAACCGGGGCGTGACCGGGTTCGTCGACCAGTCGGGCCGGGCGTGGAACATGACGTCGTACGTCGAGATGGCCTCCCGCTCGGCGCTCGGCCGGGCGGCCGTGGATGCGCACACGGAGCGGCTCGGCGCGGCCGGGATCGACCTGGTGGTGGTGTCCGACGCGCCGGAGGAGTGCCCTCGCTGCAAGCCCTGGGAGGGGAAGGTCTTGCGGCGGTCGGGCCCGGACGGCGAGGACACGGTGGAGGTGGGGCACGCCACCGAGGACGACGAACTGGTGAGCGTGGAGGTGGCGGGTTCGTTGCCGGAGGCGCGGGCGGCGGGGCTGATGCACCCGAACTGCCGCCATAGTGTCAGGGCCTACCTGCCCGGGGTGACGAAGCCACGGCCGAAGCCGGAGGCGCGGGCGTCGTACGAGCAGACGCAGCAGCAGCGGTACCTGGAGCGGCAGGTGCGGGCGTGGAAGCGACGGGCGGCCGCGGCGGTCGACGACAAGGCGCGCACCGCAGCGAACGCCAAGGTCCGCGCGTACCAGGGTCGGATCCGCGAGCTGGTCAGTGACACGGGCCTGCCCCGCAAGAGCCACCGCGAGCAGCTTGGCGCCGCCCGCTGAGGACCGAAGACTTCCGCCCGCCGGGTGCGGGCGGAGCACCACCGATCCGCCTGGCGCGGGTCACTCCTGAAGGCCCGCCAGGCGCGGGCCACAGCACACCCCCTTCGGGACCGCCAGGCGCGGCCCGACCCACGAAGCCCGCCAGGCAGCGGGCGACACCTGCCCAGGAGGGCGCATGCGACGCAAGACTCTGCCCCGGCTCACGGCCGCGGGCTCCGGCTGGGCGCACCCGTACGGCCACGGCCCTTTCTCCCCGTTCCTCTACGCGGACGGAGGGGACGGCGACGGCTCCGGATCCGGCGACAACGGCGGGACCGATGACGGCGACGGCTCGGAGGGCGGATCCGGCGACGGAGGCGACAACGGCGGGTCCGGCGACGGCGGGCAGGGAACCGGCGGCAACGGCCAGGGCAAGGACACCGGCAAGGGCGATGACCTCGCAGCCACGGTCAAGCGGCTGGAGAAGGAACTCGCCGAGGCCCGGCGCGACGCAGGCAAGGCCCGCACCGACGCGAAGAAGCAGGCCGCGGACGAGGCCGTCAAGGCGCTGACGCAGCAGCTCGGCAAGGCGCTCGGCTTCGTCAAGGACGACACCCCGCCCGACCCGGCCAAGCTGGCCGAGGCCATCGCGCAGAAGGACACCGCGCTGTCCGAGAAGGACGCGGCGCTCCGCGCGAAGGACGTCGAGCTGTCGGTGTGGTCCCGCGCGGACAAGCTCGGTGCCCGGGCCGGCGCGCTGCTCGACTCCCGGTCGTTCGTCGCGGCGATCTCCGGTCTTGATCCCTCCGAGAAGGGCTTCACGACCGCCCTCGACGACGCCATCAAGAAGGCCGTCAAGGACAACCGGGCGTTCGCCGCAGCGGCGTCCGCCGGGAAGTCCGGCGGCGACCTGTCCGGCGGCACCGGCGAAGGCGCCGCGAAGCAGCGCGCCGGATCGCTCGCCGGGGCGATCACGAACCACTACCAGACCTGAACCCAGGAGTAACCCATGCCCGTGACGCTCGCTCAGGCGCAGCTCAACACGGCGGCGGACATCGACTACGCCGTCATCGACAACCTCCGCCGCAACTCGTGGCTGCTGAACAACTTCGTCTGGGACGACACCGTCACCCCGGGCACGGGCGGCGGCTCCCTCACCTACGGCTACACCCGTCTCCTCGCCCCGAGCGCCGCGGCGTTCCGGCGGTTCAACGAGGAGTACGTGCCCTCGCAGGCCAGCCGCGAGCGGAAGACCGTCGAACTCCACCCCCTCGGCGGCGCGTTCACCGTCGACCGCAAGCTGGCCCGCCTCGGCCCGGCCGCGTCGAACGAGATCAGCTTCCAGCTGTCGCAGAAGCTCACTTCGGTGCGCACCCGCTTCCAGCAGGAGCTGATCCTCGGCGACACCGCCGTCGACGACGCGGGATTCGACGGCCTCGACAAGGCACTCGTGGGGCAGAGCACGGAGTTCCTGCCGATCAACGAGGGCCTGACCGCCGGATACCTCGACTGGTCCCCGGCGACCGTCGACACCGAGGCGAAGGCGATGACGGCCTTCGACTTCTTCGACAGCTTCCTCGCCCGCATCATGGGCTCGCAGACCGGGTCCGGCGACACCGGCGCCCAGGGCTCGATCCCGGCCGGTGTGAAAGCGATCCTCGGCAACACCACCACCATCGCCCGGATCAAGTCGCTGGCCCGGCGAGCCAGCCAGTTCACCAGCGACAAGAACGAGCTGGGGCAGCAGATCGACCGCTACGGCGACTGGGTGCTGGTCGACCTCGGCGACCGCGCCGACGGCTCCGGCCCGATCATCCCGATCGCGACCCGCGACCCCGACGGCGCGGGCGGCGGCGGCAACATCACCGGCCTCACCGACATCTACGCCGTCAGCCTGGGGCTGGACGCGTTCCACGGTGCGGCCATGGCCGGTACGCCGCTCGTCGAGACCTACCTGCCCGACTTCTCCCAGCCCGGCGCCGTCAAGTCCGGCGAGGTCGAGATGGGTCCGGTCGCGGCCGTCCTCCGCAACACGAAGAGTTGCGGCGTCCTGCGCAACGTGAAGGTGCGGTGATCAGCATGAACAAGTTCCGGATCGAGGCGCCCGTACGCGCCTTCACGGGCGAGTCCGCCGGCGTCTCCTTCAACCAGGGCACCGGCTACGTCAACGACAGCAGCAAGGAGGGCCGGGCGGCACTGGAGTACTTCCGCCGCCAGGGCTACGGGGTGTTCCCCGCCGACGAGGAGACGGAGGAGGCCACCGAGGCCAGCTCCGCCGCCGGTCCGGTGGAAGAGCTGACGAACCTCGGCCACGGCCAGGCCCCGGCCGTGGGCTTCGGCATGGGCGCCGTCACCGAGCCGGTCACCCCGGTCGACTACGACCCGTCCAAGCGCTCCCAGGACGAGGTGCTCGCCTACCTCGACCAGGTCAGCGACGAGGAGGTCGCCCGCATCAAGGCCGCCGAGGCCGCGGGCAAGGACCGTCAGAAGATCGCCGCCTACGAGCGGAAGACCACCCCGGCCCCGGCCGCCGACGACACGAAGGGACAGCCGGCATGACGCTCCTCGGCACCTTCAAGGGGAACCCCCGCAACGACCTCGGCTGGCTCAACAGCGCGGGCCGCCCGGACCCGGAGGTCACCTTCCACCGGGCGAACCTCCCCCGGGTCGGCCTCGACGACGTGGCCGCCCTCACCTCCGGCGTGATGACGTCGGCCGCCCTGTACCTCCAGGACGGCGACACGGTCACCAACCTCACCTTCATCAGCGCGGGCACCGCCGCCGGCTCCCCGACGAACTGGTGGTTCGCGCTGTACTCGGGCGCGGGCGCGCTGCTCGCGCAGACCGCCGACCAGACGTCGACGGCGTGGGCCGCGGACACCGCGAAGACCCTCGCCCTGTCGGCCCCCGTGAAGATCAGCAAGAGCGGGGTGTACTACGCGGCGATCGGTGTGGCCGCGACGACCGTCCCGACCCTGATCGGCACGACCGGCGCCAAGCCGCACCTGACCGGCGAGAGCAACCTCGCACAGACGTCCGGCAGCGCCCTGACGGCCACGGCCCCGGCGACGATCGCGACCCCGGCGTTCAAGCGCCAGGTCCCGCTCGTCATCGCGACCTGAGAGGGGACGGGACATGCCTCTCTCCGGAACGATGCTTGCCGTTTCCGCGTTCGCCGAGCTGAGCACCGCGCTCGACCTCGGCACCGGCAAGGCCCCGCAAGCCCTGTCCCGGTCGATGTCCCTGGGCAACGGCACCGGCGCGGGGAAGGCGGACAGGGTGTTCTCCGACCGGCGCACGCTCGCCGCGTCGGCGAACGAAGACCTCGACCTGGCCGGCGTGCTACTCGACGCGTTCGGCAGCGCGATCACCTTCGCCCGGATCAAGGGCCTGATCATCGCCGCGGCGGCCGGGAACACGAACAACGTCGTCGTCGGCAACTCGACCAGCAACGCCTGGGCGACGCTGCTCGGCGCGACCAGCACGGTGACGCTCCGCCCCGGCGCGTTCTTCGCAGTCGGCACCGGCACGGCGGACCCCACCGGCTACGCGGTGACGGCCGGCACCGGCGACCTGCTCCGCATCACCAACAGCGGCGCTGGGACGTCGGTGACGTACGACCTGCACCTCATCGGCGCGTCCGCGTAGCACCCGCCGCGCACGGCACAGGGAGGCCCCGGCATCGGGCGCCTCCCTGCCGTGTGCCCAGCCTGGAAGGGAGGACCGCCGATGGCCCGCGTGTACGCCACCGTGTCGGAGTACCTGGCGACCCCGGGCGCCACCGTCCCGGCCCCGGCCGACACCGACGTCCGCCTCGTGCAGGCGTCGCGGATGCTGGATCGCCTGGTGCTGCGCTACTGCTGGTACGACGTCGACTCGGTCACGGGGATGCCGACGCATCCGGCGGTGCTGGCCGCGCTGCGGGACGCGGTGATTGCGCAGGCGATGTGGTGGGAGACGGTCGGGGACGCGTCCGGGGCGGACGCGGTCGGCTGGGGCAACGTCAGCATCGGTTCCGTCAACCTCGGCCGGTCGGTGACCGCCGTGACGGGCGAAGACGCCCCCGCCCGACAGCTCGCCCCGACCGTGTGGGACGCGCTCCTCGACCCGACCCTCACCGATGCCGTGTTCCGGATGGGCGCGGTGACCCAGTGCTGATCCCCCGCTTCCTGATGCGGCACCAGATCACCGTTGAGGAGTACCTCGGCGACAGCAGTAAGGGTCCCCGCTACGGGCCGCCCGTCGTGGTCCGGTGCTTCGTCGATGAACAGACCCGCGGGGTCCGCACCCCGGCCGGCGAGCAGGTCACCAGCACGTCGACCGCGTACACGGACCCGGGCACCAAGGCGCCCGCGCTCTCACGGGTGACGCTGCCCAGCGGCCGGACCACGAAGGTCATCCAGACCAAGAACCGGGACGGCGGCGGGCTGCCCACCCCGGACCACGTGGAGATCCAACTCGAGTAGCGGGAGGCAGCCATGGCCGCGACGTTCCGCCTGACCTTCCACGAGACCGCGGTCGAGCGGAGCATCCGGCAGGGCGCCGCGCGCGGCCTGCTGCTGAGCGCCGAGCACGTCCTCGGCCAGAGCAACGAGGTCGTTCCGCTCGACGAGGCCGAGCTGCAGCGCTCGGGGGTGGCCAGCGTCGACGAGGCGTCGCTGACCGCCGCTGTCTCGTACGACACCCCGTACGCCGTGGTGCAGCACGAGCGGCTGGACTTCCGGCACGCCCCCGGGCGCACCGCCAAGTACCTGGAGAACTCGCTGAACGCGGCCCGCCAGGAGGTGGCCGCGCTCATCGCCGCCCAGATCCGGCGGTCCCTGCGGTGACCCCCACGGACGACGTCGACCTCCTCACCGGCATCGCGGTCCTCCTCGACGCCGAGGGACTGGGCACCTACTCCCCGGACGACGTAATCCCCGACAACGCCACGGCGATCGTCCTCGCCCGCGTCCCGGACACACCGGACCGGATCATCTGCCTGACCCCGTACCCCGTCGCGGACGACGACACCGCCAACACGATCACCGGCATTCAGGTGCGCATGCGCGCGGGCACGGACCCGACCGCTCTCGTGCAGCTCGGGACCGACGTGTTCACCGTGCTCCACAACCGGCAGCACTACACGGCCGGCACGACGCGCGTGCAGCTGTCGTGGCGGCAGTCCCAGGCGTGGATCGGTCAAGACGGCCGGGGCCGCATGGAACTGACCAGCAACTACTACTTCCGGACCGTGCGGTCCGGGCCTTACCTGATCGACTAGGAGGACCGCATGACCACGCCCACCCCGATCACCGCTCTCGCGCGCCGCTGGCGGCTGGAGCTCGACATGTCCGCGGCCAAGGACGGCTCGGACTGGCAGCTCGTGCCCGGTGTCACCGACTTCTCCCCGTCCGCCGAGCCCAACATCGAGGACAGCTCGGACTACGACTCCGGCGGCTGGGCGGGCAACACCAAGACCGGCCAGGCCTGGGAGGTCAGCACCACGATCAACCGCCGGATCAACGACCAGGTCAAGACATACCACCCCACCCACGAGGCCATCAGGCTCGCCTCCTTCGGCTTCGGCAGCGCCTCCCAGGTCCACCTCCGCTACTACGACCGCGACGGCCTCCCCGAGGCGTACGAGGGCACCGCGATCGTCACCTGGGCGCCGTCCGGCGGCGAGTACACCGCCCTGGACCAGGTCGAGATCACCTTCACCGGCGACGGCCCCCTCGTCCCGATCACGAACCCGGTGAGCTGATGAGCGAGCACGACTTCAAGGCCCTCGACGACTTCCTCGACGGCGGCCTCGACCTGCCCGTGAAGGGCAAGGATGGGGTCACGCGGGTCTACCACATCGCCGACCCGCCCGCCGAGGACGGCGTGCGCATCGAGCGGATCTCCTCCCTGGCGCTGCGCCTCGCGGCAGGCGCCGCGCCCGGCACGAAGGCCCTCGACGACGAGGAGGAGACCGACCTGTACCGGCTGTGCCTCGGCGACACCTACGAGCGGCTCCTCGCCGAAGTGCGGTGGGCCACGTTCAAGCACGTCGCGCTCACGGCCATGTTCTGGATCACCGCCGACCGGGAGACCGCCCTCCTGTACTGGAACACCCAGCAGAGGCCGGGAAAAGTGCAAGCGCCGAAGAACCGGGAGGAACGTCGGCAGGCGTCGCGCGGCTCCTCGGCGTCGGCCGGGGCGAGTACGACCCCGTCACTGGCCTCCACGAGTGGTACGAGGGCGGCATCCCGGCGCCGAAACAGCGGTCGGCGCAAGGCCGCCTGAGCAGCCTCACGTGGGCGGACCTGCTGGAGCAGTGGCCGCTCATCGAGGCGGACCTGCACTCCGAGTACGGCATCGACGTCGGCTCCGGCATCCTCCGCCAGCGCACCTACCGCTGGTTCCGCGCCCGCGTGTTCGGCCTGTTCTCAGCCGACACCCGCCTGCGCCGCCACTTTGCACCACCCCCTGAGGACGACCCCCGCACCAGCCGAAGGAGGTGACCCATGGCGCTCACCGTCGGCGAGCTGACCGGCATCATCCGCATCGACGACCGCGCGGTGCGCCCGGCGCTGCGCCGCGTCGAGCAGGCCATGCGGCAGACCGGCGAGAACCTCGGCGACGACGCCGAACGCGCCGGGCAGGACGCGGGCGAGCAGCTCGGCGGCGGGTTCGTACGCGGGGCGGACGGCCAGTGGCGCACGATCCGCGGCGAGCTGGTCGACGAGGTCACCGCGGCGACGCTGGAGGCCGAGCGGGTCGCGCACCGCGGCGGCCAGCGCATCGGGGAAGGCCTGGGCGACGGGCTCACCCCCGCCGCCCAGCGGGCCGGCGAGGACGCCGGTGAAGCTGCGGGGGACGGCCTGACCGAAGAGGGCAGCGCGGGCGCCGACGAGGCCGTGAGCGGCTGGACCGAGCGCCTGGGTAAACTCAAGGCGGGCGTCGCGGTAATCGGCGCGGCGGCCGGCGCCGCCCTCGTGTCGGCCTTCAACGACATGCTGGAGCAGGGCAAGATCACGGGCCGTCTCGGCGCGCAGATGGGCAAGACCCCGGCCGAGGCACAGCGATACGGGAAAATCGCGGGAAAGCTCTACGCGGACGCTGTCACCGAGGACTTCCAGGGCGCCGCGGACGTCATCAGCGCGATGATGTCGGCGGGCATCGCCCCGCCGGACGCGACGAACAAGCAGCTCCAGTCCATCGGCAAGAACCTGTCCGACCTGTCCGGCACCTTCGAGCTGGACCTGGGCCAGGCGGCAAACGCCGTCGGCCAGATCCTCAAGACCAAGCTGGCGAAGAACGCCCAAGAGGCCTTCGACGTCATGACCCGCGGCATGCAGGTCATGGGTCCCAGGGCTGATGACCTCGCCGACACCTTCAACGAGTACTCCACGATCTTCCGGCAGCTGGGGATCTCCGCCACCGACGCCACCGGCCTGATGGCGCAGGGCATGCAGGCGGGCGCCCGCGACACCGACGTCGTCGCCGACAGCCTCAAGGAACTCGTCCTCATCACCCAGGGCGGCGGCAAGACCGTCGACGCCGCCTTCAAGAAGATCGGGCTGTCCGGCTCGGAGATGCAGACCGCCTTCTCCAAGGGCGGCCCTCAGGCGAAGAAGGCCCTCGACCAGATCTTCGACGGGCTCCGCAAGGTCAAGGACCCCGCCGACCGGGCGCAGCTCGCCGTCGCCCTCTTCGGCACCAAGGCCGAGGACATGCAGAAGGCCCTCTTCGCCCTGGACCCGTCGAGCGCGGCCAAGGCGCTGGGCGAGGTGGGCGGCGCCGCCGACAAGATGGGCAACACCCTCCGCGACAACGCCGGGACGAAGCTCGAGCAGTTCAAGCGGGGCATGCAGCAGCGCCTCGTCGACTTCCTCGGCGGCACCGTCATCCCGGGCCTGACCCGATTCCGCACCCAGGCGGGGCAGATCCTCGGCTCGCTGTGGGCCGAGGCAGGTAAAGGCGACACCGCGGGTGCCGACCGGCTGATTGCGTTCGTGGAGATCCTCGGCCAGCGGCTGAAGGACAAGGCCATCGAGCAGGCGCCGAAGCTGATCTCGGGTCTGCAGGGCATGGGCCAGCGGGTCGCGGCGTACGTGATGGCCAACCCCGACACCGTGTTGAAGGTGGCCGCGCTCGCCGGGGCGATCATCTTCGCCGTGTCGAAATTGCCCGTGCTCGTCGCGGGCGCGCTCGCCGCAGCCGCGATCACCATGATGGTCGGCTTCGTCGGCCGCATGGGCAGCGCGCTGATCGAAAACCTGCCGAAGTGGTGGCTGCAGTTCCACCAGTGGATCCTCGCGAAAGCGGCCTCAGCGCCCGCGTGGATGGCCAGCCTCGGCGTCGCGATGGGCGCGTGGTTCGGCGGCCTGTGGTCCCGGTACATCGCCGGGCCCGTGAGCCGCCAGTGGGCCGCGTGGCTGGCCGGCGTGCGCTCCCTGTCGGGCAAAACCCAGGCCGCGCTGGTCGGGCTGCCGGGCGCGCTGCTCCGCGTGGCCCTGAACGCGTGGATGCAGTTCTACAACGGCACCATGCGGCGGACGTCGGCCGTCCTCGGCTACGTGCGCACCATCCCCAGCCGGATCAGCAGCGCCGTCGGCTCGGTCAACCAGCTGCTGTACTCCAAGGGCGTCGCGGTCGTGCAGGGCCTGTGGGCCGGCATCTCTTCCATGGGCGGCTGGCTGCAGGGCCAGCTAATGTCGTGGGCGCGGTCCGTGATCCCCGGCCCGATCGCGAAGGCCCTGGGCATCAACTCGCCGTCCAAGGTCACGACGGCCCAAGGCCGCTGGATCGCGCGCGGTCTGATCGCGGGTCTGACCGGGTCGACGAAGCAGGTCAAGGCCGCCTCGCAGAAACTCGCGGACATCGTCCGGGACAGCATGAGCCCCGGCCGCGCCCGGTCGAAGGCACTGTCGACGATCAACTCGGGCACGAAGAAGCTCCTGGCGTACGCGGCGGTGGAGCAGAAGGTCGCCGCCCGACTCGGTGCGGCGCGCAAGACGATCGCCTCCTACGTGGCCGCCCGGGCCAAGCTCGCGGCGGACGTGAAGAAGGGGGTGTTGGACGACGCGAACATCACCCAGTCCAGCGGGAGCGACGCGGCCACGGCCGACTCAATCCTCAACGGGCTGCGCGCCGACAGGGCGGCTGCCGAAAGGTTCGCGTCGGACCTCGCCAAGCTCAGGGCGAAGGGCGTGCGCGCGGACCTGATCGCGCAGATCGCCCAGGCCGGGGTGACGCAGGGCGGGTCGGCGGCATCCGCGCTGGCCGCCGCGTCCGCCAACCAGGTAAAGGCCATCAACAACGAGCAGGCCGCGTTGGTGAAGGCGGCCGGGAACGCGGGGGCGACGGCTGGCACCGCGATGTACGGGGCCGGGATCCAGGCCGCGAAGGGTTTGGTGATGGGCCTGCAGTCGCAGCAGAAACGCATCGAGCAGCAGATGATGGCCATCGCGAAGTCGATGTCGAAGAGCATCAAGAAAGCCCTCGGCATCAAGAGCCCGTCGCGGGTGATGGCGCTGGTCGGCGCATACACGGCGGAGGGCCTGCGGGAGGGCATCGAGTCCGGGCGTACGGCCGTCAACCGCAGCATGGCCAGCCTGGTGGAGACGCCGGCGCCCGGCGCCTGGCCGACCGACATCACCGCACGCAGGCCCGGGCGCGGCCGGGCGAACGGGAAACCGGAGCTCGTGCTCCGCTCGGACGGCACCCGCGCGGGCCGGTTCCTCATGGAGGTCATGCGCTCCGCGGTCGACGTACGGGGCGGCGATGTCCAGTTCGCCGTCACAGGGAGGAGTTAGAAGGTGGCGTTCCCGGAGGATCCTCTTGGGCTGCGGCGCGAGCTGCGCGTGGGGACGGAGTGGGTAGCCGTCCCCACGTACACGCGGGACCCGATCACGCACTCGCGTGGCCGGCCGGTGCGGGCGAACTCCGCGGACCCGGCCGAGGCGACGATCACGATCAAAAACGTGGACGGAAAGTACACGCCACGCAACCCGATGAGCCCGTACTACGGGCTCATCGGCCGCAACACGCCGATCCGGGCGACCATCCCGGGGGGCGACGACGTCCACCTCGCCCTCAACGGGGGCATCGGCCGGGCCACCACCCCGGACACCAACAGCCTGGACATCACCGGGTCGATCGACGTCCGCTGGGAGATCAACCTCGACAACCTCTCCCAGAGCCAGGGCACCATCCTCGGCGGGAAGTGGGCGCCGGCCGGGAACCAGTGTTCGTGGCTGATGCGGATCGACTCCACCCGCCAGGTGGTGTTCCGTCGCTCTCTGACCGGGGCCGTCCCCTCCGAGTCGTACACCTCCGACAACCCGCTCCCCATCACGGCGTCCGGCCGAATCGCTCTGCGCGCCACGTGGAACGCGACGAACGGCCAGTACGTGTACTACTGGGCCCCGGCCATCGCCGGGCCGTGGACGCAGCTCGGGATCTCCATCACGACAAGCCCGTCCGCTCTCGTCGCCACGACCGCACCGCTGACGATCGGCGACATCGACCAAGTCACCACCTGGGGCCGCCCCGACGGCGCGATCTACAAGTTCGAGCTCCGCAACGGCATCAACGGCACCCTCGTGTGCGCCGTGGACTTCACCGCGCAGACGAGCGGCGCCACCACGTTCACCGACAGCACGGGCCTGGTGTGGACGCTCGCCGGGACGGCCGAGCTCAACGACCGCGTCACCCGGTTCAACCTGGAGGTCCCCGAGTGGCCGCCGCAGTGGGCGCCGTCGGAGAAGGACGCCTGGACGTCCCTCGCGGCGGCCGGTCTCCTGCGCAGGCTCGGGCAAGGCTCGCGGACGCTCGACTCGACGCTGCGCCGGCGCATCCCGTCGGGGAAACCGATCGCCTACTGGCCGTGCGAGGACGGCGCGAACTCCACGCAACTCGCCAGCGCCACGACGGGCGTGCGCCCGCTGGTGATGTCGGGGCTGCAGCTCGCCGCGGATGACTCGCTGGCAGGGTCGTCGGCGCTGCCTACGCTGCACACCGGCGCCGCGATCAACGGGACCGTCCCGCCGCCGAGCAGCGCCGCCACCAGCTGGCACACCGAGTTCATCTTCAAGACCCCCGGCGCCGGGCCCGCCACGCCCCGCACGCTGCTCCAGTGGACCGGCACCGGCACCGTCCGTCGCTGGGAGCTGAAGCTCAAGACAAACGGGGCGGAGGTTTACGGCTACGACGCCGACGACAACACCGTCACCCAGTCCCTCATCAACCTCACCGGGGCCGGGGTGTTCGGGGTGTGGTGCCGGTGGCGGCTGTACGCCGTGCAGAACGGCAGCAACGTCGACTGGACCACCTGGTTCATTCCGATCGGCGCCCAGTCCAGCGTCTTCACCACGACCAGCTTCGCGGGCACGGTGGGCCGCATCGACCGGCTCGTCGGCCAGGCCGGCGGACTCAGCTCGGACCTGGACGGGACCGCACTGGGCCACATCGGCGTGTTCACGCAGGCCGCGACGGCCATCTACAACAACGCCGACATCGGCTTCGACGGGGAGACCGCGGGCGCGCGGATCCAGCGGCTGTGCTCGGAAGAAGGTGTCCCGGTCACGGTGGTGGGCGACGTGACCGGCACGCAGCAGATGGGCCCCCAGCGGCCGGCCGCCTTCCTGGACCTGCTGCGCGATGCGGCGGAGGCCGACGGCGGGATCTTCGGGGAGACCCGCAGCAGGCGCGAGCTGTGGTACCGCACCCGCGCCGACCTCTACAACCAGGTCCCGAAGCTCATCCTCGACTACGCGGCGAAGAAGGTCGCGCCACCGCTGCAGCCGGTCGAGGACGACCAGCCGCGCAACTTCTGGGAGGTGACCCGCGAGGGCGGCTCCAGCGCGGTCGCCAGCCTCGACACCGGCCCGATGTCCACGCAGGCCCCACCGGACGGGATCGGCTACTACCCGGACAGCAAGACGCTCAACCTGTACGCCGACGACCAGCCCGAGCAGATCGCCGGGTGGCTGTTGCACCTGACGACGTGGAACGAGGCCAACTACCCGGCCGTCACCATCCGGTTGCACCGGCACCCGGAGTTCATCCGGACCGTCCTCGGCCTGGAGGTCGGCGACAAGATCCGCATCATCAACCTGCCGCGCCAGTTCGTGTCGGCGGGCTCGGTCGAGCTGCTCATCGACGGCTGGGAGGAGAAGTTCCTCCCCCGAACGTGGGACATCACGTTCAACTGCTCCCCCGCAGGACCGTGGAACGTGGCCGCGCTGCCCTACCGGGAAGATTTCGAGGACACCACCTACGAGATCACCTACACCAACGCGGGCACCCTGCCCTGGGCCCGCTCGCAGCTGCACTACAACTCCGGCACCTGGTCGCTGCGGTCCGGCGCGATCAGCAACAACCAGACCAGCGACTTCGTGGTCGACGTGCCCCCGCTGATGACCCAGCTCAAGTTCTGGTACTGGACCAGCAGCGAGGGCCCCGACATCGGCGACATCTTCCCCGGCGACCGGCTCCTCGTCTTCGTCGACGGGGTCCAGGTCCTCCGCGCGCAGGGCATCACGCCGTGGACGCAGGCCATCATCGACGTCTCCGGCAAGAGCAAGGTCACCTTCCGCTACGCCAAGGACAACAGCGCGTCGGGCGGCGAGGACGCCGTGCATATCGACGACCTCGAGTTCACCGGCGCCGCCGCAAGCAAGGCGGACACCGACGGCTCCGTCCTCGTCAACGCCGCCTCGGCGACCGACACGGCGCTGCTGGTGGCGACGACACCGCTCGACGCGCCGATCTGGACGAAGGACCCGATCGAGTTCCCGTTCACCGTGGCGGCCGGCGGTGAGGAGATGACGGCGAAGGCGATCAGCAGTTGGGTGCTGGACGAGTTCTCCAGCCGGTCGGCGGCCGGCGGCTGGTCGCAGGCCGACACCACGGGCCAGATGTGGCAGGTGGTCGGCGGCACCGTGGCGACGGACTTCGCGGTGAGCGGCGGGACGGGGCAGCACATCCTGACGACGACGAACGCGTCCCGCCGGTGCGGTCTCGTCTTCACGTACCCGGATGTGGACGTGGTGGTGTCGCTGACGACGTCGGTGGCGGCCACGGGCGGCTCGCTGTACGGGGGGCCGCTCGTGCGCTACGTCGACTCGGACAACTTGTATATGGCCAGAGTGGAGTTCACGACGGGCGGCGCGATCCTGCTGGACCTGCGAAAGCGGACCGGGGGCACCGAGTCGTCGCTGGCCACCTTCGCCACCGGCCTCACTCACACCCCCGGGACGTTCGTTCGGGCCCGGCTCCAGGCGCGGGGCAGCGTGCTCCGCGCCAAGGTGTGGGCGCCCGGCACACCCGAGCCGGACTGGCAGATCACCACCACGGACACGTCGGTCACCACGTCGAACTTCGTGGGCGCCAGGTCGATCACCGCGGCGAGCAACACGAACACCAACCCGGTGATCCGCTACGACAGCTTCGAGGTCCTCAACCCGCAGACGTTCACCGTCGCGCGGTCCGCCAACGGCGTCAGCAAGCCCCAAGCGGCAGGCACCGCCGTGCAGCTGGCCAAGCCCATGACCATCGCCCTGTAGAGGAGTCCCTCGTGCCCCAGTGGCCCACGATCCTGGCCGGGCAGACGGTGACCGCCGGCCTGCTCACGTCGATGCTGCCGATTCCCGCATTCAAAACGATCTCGACGCCGCGCACGTCGACGACGACCGCCGTCCCGGACCCGGAACTGGTGGCGACTGTCGCCGCGAATGCGCAGTACGCGTTCCAGGCGTTCATCCGCACATCGGGCGACCCGTCGGGCGACTTGAAGTGCACGTTCACCGGGCCGACGGGGAGCACCGGCTCGTGGGGCGCGCGCACGATGGACACCGCCGCCACCGGCGCGACGGGCCTGTCGCAGGCGATCCGTACACCGCTCGGCACCACCAAAAGCATCGGCGAGCTGAGCACCTCAGCCCCGCAGATCATCCAAGCCTCCGGCCGCCTCATCACCGGCAGCACCGCCGGGACGTTCTCGTTCGACTGGGCGCAGGACGTGTCCTTCGCGACGGCGACGGTGATCGAGGCCGACTCCTGGCTCACCCTCTGGCGCATCGGATAGAAGGAGTTCACGCATGGATCCGCAGCCCGTCAGAGAACGCATCGACGCCGTCCAGTACGACGGCACGAACGGCACCGAGATCGCCAGCCAGTTCCTGTCCAGGACCCGGGTGGACACTGACGATGGCGAGGTGCTGCAGCTCATCGACGACGCCAACGACCCGCTGATCCGCAAGGGGTGCTGGGTGGTGCGGCGCGCGCAGGGTGGCGGCCGCTTCGAGTACGTCGGGACGTTCACGCAGGAGGACTACGAGGAGCGGTTCGCGCCGCTGACCTGATCCCGCTCCCTGCCTCACCACCGCCCCGTGCCGCCCGGCCCGGGGCCTTTCTCATGCCCGGGAGGGCCCATGTCACAGCCTCAACCGGTGCCGTCCGTAGGGCGGATCGTGCACTACGTTAGCCACGGCACGCCCGTCCGCGAGGACGGCAGCCAGGCGTACACCGCGCAGTGCCGCGCGGCCGTCATCACCGAAGTCGACGCGGACGACCCGACGCGGGTGGGCCTGTGCGTCTTCAACCCGACCGGCCAGTTCTTCCACGCGCTCGCCGCGGGTGGGTGCTCGTACGACGAGGGCGGAGAGACTCTCGGCACGGCCGATTGCCCCGACCAGGAGCAGCACGGGCAGCCCTTCCGCTACTGCGCCTGCGGGTGGGCTGAGGCCGCGCTCAAGGGCGGCACCTGGCACTGGCCGGAGCGTGTGTGATGGCCGACCCGTTCACCCCAGACGCCCTCGTCGCCGCCCTCCGAGCCGAGGGCGTCAAGGTCGCCGAGTACCCGGGCTGGCGCACCCGCGAGCGCGACGCCGCGACCGGCAAGACCTTCGGCCCCGTGCACATGCTGGTCTGCCACCACACCGCTGGCCGGGACTCCCTCCGGGCGGTCGCCGTCGACGGCATCCCGGGCCTGCCGGCGCCGCTCGCGCACATCCACCTGGCCAAATCGGGGCTCGCCACGATGACGAGCGCGGGCCGCGCGAACCACGCCGGGCTGATGGCGGCCAACGCGTACGCCTCGTTCCGCGACGAGCAGACCACCCACCCCGCCCCGTCGAAGGCCAGCGGCACCATCGACGGCAACGACGTCGCGTACGGCGTCGAGGCCGAAAACCTCGGTGACGGCGAGGACGTCTGGCCCGAGGCCCAGTACGACGCCTACGTGCGGATCGGCGCCGCGGTGTGCCGGCGCTACGGGTGGAGCGCGCACTCGATCGCCATGCACTCCGAGACGTCGATCGAGGGCAAGGTCGACCCCCGCGGGCCGGTGGCCGGGTACGCCGGGCGGCCCCGCTTCGCGTTCACCGGCGCGCAGTTCCGCAAGGACGTCGACGCGCGTATCCAGCACCCCGCCAGCTGGTCGCCGACCAGTCCGGCACCGAGTACCCCCGAGGAGAACAAGGTGGCTCTCACCGAGCAGGACATCCAGCTGATCGGCCGGCAGGTCGTCACCGGCCCGACCGGCATGAAGAACCCGGACGACCCGAACGTCGACTGGGCCCTGAGCAGCTTCGTCGGCCTCACGTTCCGGACCGTCCGGCAGACCGCGGCGGACGTCGCCGAGGTGAAGGCCAAGCTGGACGCGCTCACGGTGGGCGGGGTGGACCTGGACGCCCTCGCCGCGAAGGTCGCGGACCTGCTGGCCGCACGGCTGGCCGAGTGATCCTCAACCTCACGCCCCACCCGATCCGCCTCTACGCCCCGGACCGGCCCGACGGCCTCGACGACCTGGAGCCCGGGCTCCGCCTCGTCATCGAGCCCGAGCCGAAGCCGGCGCGGCTCGGCGTCGTCCCGCTCAGCACCGAGTACCGGGACGGCATCCCGGTCGAGGTCGTCCAGTACGGCACCGCCGTAGGCCTGCCTCGCCGCCGCGCGGGCGCCTCGTACATCGTCTCGCTCCCGGTCGCCCTGGCCCTGGCCCCGCGCCGGAGCGACCTGCTCGTCCCCTACCGCGAGGTCCGCAACGCCTCCGGGACCGTCATCGGCTGCCGACAGCTCGCGCAGCCCGTCTGAAAGAAGAGACCCCATGCGCATCCTCGGCAGAGAACCCGCCCTGCTGCTCGGCCTCATCGCCGCCGGCGTCAAGCTGCTCGGCTACGAACTCGACGTGTCCGACGGCGTGCAGACCGCCATCAACGCGATCGCGGCCGGCGTCGTCGCCATCATCATCGCCGTCGTCGCCCGCAACGGCGCCTGGGCCGCCGCCATCCTGCAGACCGCCCAGGCCGTCATGGCCCTCTTCGTGGGGCTGGGCCTGGACTGGTCCGCCGACCGGCAGGCCCTGTGGATGTCCGCCATCGCCGCCGCCCTCGCCGTCGTCGAACGGTTCATCGTCACCCCGCCCCTGGCAACCACCCGCCTGGAACAGTCGAGCCCGGTCAAGCCCGGCCCGACCGCCGTCTGATCGGAGCAGCACGTGCCGGATGAGCCGACCCTCGGCGAGGTAGTCCGCCGGTTCGAGGACCGGTTCACCGACATCCGCGACGACATCCAGCAGCTCGGCCGCCGCATGGACGAGAAGGTCGACCAGCGCATCTACGACCTGCGGCACGAGGCGCTCGCCTCCCGCGTCTCCACCCTGGAAACGCTGCGCGAGAAGGACGCAGAGAAGCTCGTCGCCACCCGCCGCTGGCTCATCGGCGCCGTGATCGTGCCGCTCGTCGGCATCCTCCTGCCAGTGATCATCCTCCTGACACGGGGAGCTGGGTCATGACTCGGGCGCAGATCCGCGCAGACGAGCGACGGTGGCGCCGCGGCGACGTACTGACAGCCGCGGCCGCGCTGCACCCAGGAGCAGCGGTGGCGTGGGTCATCCTC